ATACATAATACGGCTATCGCCTTTGGGGGTAAGAATTGACTCTGCTTCCGTGCAGAGTTGAAGAAGTTTTTCACGCATTAACTCCGTCATGGAGTTTCCAGGCACCTCTATGTCGTCCAAAATCATTAAATCTGCGCGACTTCCTGTTAGCTGCCCAGTTATGCCCACCGACTTGACGCTTGGGGCTTGGTGTGGAGAACAGTTTACGTCGAAGCTGATGCGACTCCAGCGAGAGTCGTCTGATTTCGGTTTGAGATGATTTAGCCATGGAGTTTCAATAATAAGTTTCTGTAGGAAGATAGACATGTTATCGGCTCGTTCTTTAGAAGCCGATATGATCATAATTTTTCTTTCAGGATCTTTAAAGAGAGTCCAGAGGACGAAAGCTCCTGTGATCCAACTCTTTCCAACGCCACGGAAAGCTTGAATTTGAAGACGCTTAGGCCCATGCTGAAGATAGTCTGCGATTGCATATTGTGCACGTGTGGGTGAGGGTAGGTCAAGTTGTTCCCATAAAGCTTGTAGGAACAGTTTAAAGTCATCTTGAAGTGCGACTATGACATTAGTCATGCTTTTCTAATACCTTTAATCTTTCTATATTCTTCTTCATATCTCTTAGGATCTAAATTATATACATGCTTAGGTACTCCTCTGATTAATTTAACACCTTTAATGTCATTAGCAGCATCAGCAATCTTCAAAGAAGTCTTCTTCTTCTTCTTCTCATCCTTTTCCTTCTTTCTCTGTCTGGCCATTTAAATCGCCTCCAAGGGGGTTGTAATGTGTTTCATAGGGTTAGGGGTCATGCAGCAGTTAACCAAGGCTTTCTAGGGGCAAAGGATTGCTCCCAAGCTTCAAAAGTAGAATACTCCTCTTTTAGGAAATCAAACTTCTTACCTGGTTGAGTATATTTCTCTTGTCTTTGAATATCTTTTAAATTATATTTAGGATTAAAAGGTTCTATCTCTTTTTTAAAGAATTCTACAGCTTCAGATTCATTCATATAACGATCTGCATCTATAGCTTTACGTATCTGGTTAGGTGTATACATTTCTCTCCAATCTTTTAATTTAAACTCCTTTAATTCATTATCTATAAAATACTCAAAACCTTTTTCCCATGTTGTAGGTATTCCCATAAGGTCAGCTAGATATGGATTTATATCATGCTCTGGGTTATTACTACCTTGTATATTTACAGTTCTTTCTTCAATTGTAGTAGATAAAGCATCAGTAGGCGGATCATATAGTCTACCTGTATAATCTTTTGGTTTATCTGGATGTATACTTTCACTTAAAGCTGCTGTTGTATGACCTGATTGATATATAGTTGAAGGTTTCTTTTCCCAGTCTGTAATTTTAGTTCCTGTACTCATCTCTTTAAGCAGCTCATCGCCTGTTAGACTTGTACGTCTGGCACCTTCTTGAGTTACACCATAACCTTGTTTAGCTTTTTTCTTATATAAATTAGCTAATCTAATTAATTCTTTCTCTGGAATGTCAGGCCTTTTAGCTTTAAACTTAGCAATAATTTCATCTACAGGAGCATTTGTTTTTACAACTCGTTTTGTTATTTCACCTGCTTTACTTCTAGAAAACTGTATTAATGGAGCAACTTTTTCAATAGAATCACCTGCTTTTAAACCTTTAACTACTTTTTTCAAACCTGTCCAATTATATTTAACACCTTTAGTATTTTCAAGATTCATACCTTTTCTTAAAGCATCAAATTTAATTGGATCATTAACTCCTTCATCAACTAAACTTTTTACTTTTTCAGCAATTGCTATCTTAAGATTAGTAGCATCTTTACCACCTGATTTAAATTTAATAGGTTTAGTAATAGTACCTTCACCAGTATAAGCAAACACTGCTGTACCTGCTTTACCAGCTAATGTATCTGCAACTCTCTTCTCTTCTGCTACGTATTTAGCTACTGCACTAGTATCTTTAGGTTTATACTTTCTTGTAAAGGCAGATGTTTCTTGAGGAATCTGATTACCTCTCGTTGCTTTAACATTAACTACTCTTTTAGAGGTAGGTACATTCTTTATATTCTGATAAAATTGACTACTTCTTGGTACTACTGGTACCTTACCTGCTGTCCGTACAAGACTAGTAGTTAAAGCTCCTTTATCTATAAGACCTGGATTAATACCTAAACCTCTTGAAAGCAAAGCTCTAATACCTTTATATCCTAATACCTTAGGTGATAGATTTGTTAAAGGTTCTAAGTCTTGTACTTGTATAGGATTAGGGCTGCCATCAGCCATTGTAGATCCACTTTTCCATCCTATTTGAGCACCTTTTATCATCGCATCTCTATATTCTTGAGGTATCCTTTCCCAAGTATTTTCTGAAATCCATTGATTAATCTGCTGATTTAATTTAGTTCCTCTAGTACCTACCTCACCAAATTTCCAATTATCATTCTGAATACCTTTCTCATCAATTTCACCCCAAATGTGCCATACATTATGTGCCATAACCTACCCCACTGCAGCAATAAGCGCATTCATCATTTCTTCATATTTAGTCCCTTGTCCTAGAATTTCACTTGCAATTGATTTCTGTCCTACAGTTGGTGGTTCTATTTGTTCAACTGGTTCTTCCTCACCTTCCACTAGTTTTGCTACTTGTGAAGCAATGCCGAGTATATTACCAATATCAGGTCCTGCTCCTGCATCAGATGGTTCAGCTGGTATAGTACCTAAACCTAGTGAATTCGGATTTGTTGGATTAAACTCACTCCCTAGATCTTTTGCAGAATAGCTTGGAACATTTTTATCCTGCATCATAGTAAGAGTTTTACCAGGATCTGCTTGCCATTGTTTCTGTAGATCTAAGTAATCTTGGCTGTTTCGCTGCAGGCCCATAGGTGATGTATTTGTTAGCCTATTAACTCTATTCCTTGTAGACTCAGCTGCACTACTTAATCTATCACCGAGCCAATTTCTACTACGTTCCCACCAGTCTTCTTCTGGTACTGGTATCAGTTGAAAACTACTACTCATCTTGCTTTACCTCGGTTTCTTGCTCTGTTTGCGCTTTGTCCTTCGAGTTTTGTGCCACCGCCTTGTTTATGCGAGACATCCAGCTTATCGCCATTACCATAAGTCCCTCTTTTTCGGTTTTCAGTATTTAGACTTGCTCTTCTTTTCCTTTCAGAAGGCTTTTTATTGTACTCACGTTGATATGCTCGCTTAATTTTAAGTGCATCGGAGTGAGTATTATAGTAATTAGTACTTCTGCTTGCCATAAAGCCTCGTTTGAACTAGTTCAGGGTCAATTTTAGGCATTATTTTATTTAATTTATCAAGTGGATTACCTTCATAAGCCACTCCAGTGACATCATTTGTCTTCAGCCAGTCACAAGCTGCTTTAAGTTCATGGGCAGAAGCCTCGCCACTCTTGACTCTCTTAAGAAACTCAAGGGTGACAAGGTTATGAAGCTCATTGAACTTCTCTTCTGTTGCTTTTTTCATTCGCCGATTAGTTTTTCTCTAATTAGTTTAACAGCTTGATCATCAACTTTGTTATCAGTTCTAGCTGCAGCAACTGCAAGTAGATCTACAATAAGGTTTTTGACAGCATCAGTCTGTACAAATGCAATTAAGAGTGGTTTAATTAAGACAATCATGGTGTTTCAGTGGTTTGTGGTTTTAATAATGACACAATAGGAACAA